AAAGTTCGCCCATATCTCAAACCAAAAGAGTTGGTTCACCAACACGCCCTGCAACGAAGCCAAAAACGCAGAAGCACTACTGCCTATCGCAACCAAATCGCTATTCCTCACCGACAAGGTTTCACTCACCTCGCCTGCCGTGTAAATCCATATCGTCAAGTCCCCAGAGCGAGGGTCAGATTCAAAGCCAATCAGGTGCGCATACGACACATAGAAGGTCTGCGAATTGTCATAGACAAGCGTAAGAAACCTCGTGCCAAAGGTGAAAGAAGTCAGTCTGCCAAGTGCCATTACACGCTCATTAAACTAAGTTGCCCGTTTATGAAATCTATTTGAGTCGTGCTACCCTTCTGCTCAATCCAAATCTCATATTCCCCTGCCCCCTCCGCATACAGTTCAAGGTAAACCGAATGGGGATTGTTAGAGTCTAAGTGAACCGACACCTTCGTGGTATCATCAACAACGCCATTCCTCGCAATGTAGAAATAATACTCACGATTGCTTGTGCCACTAAAATTAAGCAAAGCACTCACGCGATAAGGAAGCGAACCTGCTCCTGTCCACTCAATCTTCGGACTTGATTCCTCGGCAACATTGTAGGCCGTAGAAACAACCGCACTCATTGAATAAGTCAGTTTTTCAGGGGTGTCAGCGGCAGCAACAGTAAAAGAATAAGCCGAACTCGTGGACAAACTCACGCATCCCCTCTCCCTCAACAACGCAGTAGAATCAGCCAAGTTCTCAAACAAAGTGCCAACTCTGTTTGCCGTGTTCTGTGCAATGCCTGTTTCGTTCTTCACCACAAGCGAAGCCGAATCCAAATTTGCTCTTGTTTCAATAGCCATAATGTTTATTTATAGGTTTAATTATAGGCTTGGTCAATAATGGTTTTAGTTATAAGCTTAATTATAGGTTTGGTCAAATATACGATTTTAACAAGGCTCGGTCGTGTTCAAACAAGCCGAATCTCCGATAACCTCTACATCCATATCCAAAGTAATGATATACAAATTCGTATCCCAAATAATCTTCGCCCCCTCAAACTCGCTCTCCAAGTTCTCCTTAATGGAATACCCGGCACTCACACCCAACACATCCACGCTCACCGCACCAACGCTCTGCGCCAAAGCCTCGTAGAGGCCCGTAATCTTGCTCTGAACGAGCGATGCGACCTCGTAGGGTCTCTTGGCCTTCCTCTTGCCGATAATCACAAGACGAAGCGGATAAACGGTTCTGAGCAGGTCTTGGCATCCGATAAAGTTTTTCTCCTCCGTAACCTCCGACCGCTCCCTGCCGTTGTACCGAATATAGGCAATTCCTTCGCTCCAATCGTACTCGTCCACAACGTGCCTGTAATCTCCATTGGAGCAGTAAATCGCAGGAATAATCTTTGCGTCCTTGTCGGGCAATAACTCCGCAAAGCCTGTATGCCGAACAAGTTTATAGGCGTTCAGCCGAGCGAAGATTTCGTCAATAACCTGGGTGACTATCATTGGGTTGTTCTAAACAGCTTTGGCACAAATAGCTTTATGAAGGTTTCAGCAAAAACGGCCTTCTCCTTTACGCTTAACTTGAAAATCGGGCCTCTTAAACCCTCCCAAGCCGTCTTAACGATATTAATCTCACCATCAGGCCCTTGCTTTGTTGTAATCTCTGCCATAAAGTTAGGCCCACCAAACATAAAGGGAGAACCCTCTGAACGCTTATGCAGAACCTTCAACTCGTTTCTTAAAGTACCCGTGAACTCCAAATCCCAAGCCTCTACTTGCAACCCATACCTTTGTCTTAATTTAATGTAAGGCAAGGTATCGCCTTTTCTATAATCTCGTTTAGGGTGTTCGGAATAGCCACGGTTTATGAGGTTCATATCGGTAGCCAACTTCTTCTCGTGAATCCTCTTTTCAAGACCATCAGGGCCGTTGTGAGCAGCGACAGCCGCCCCACGCAAAGCATATAGCCTCGCTTCGGGCAAACGAGCAACCTGCCCCTGAACCTTCTTTATGTAATCATCAATCGTCACGGTATGAGGGATGCTTGTCTAACCCTTTGTCTGCAAGAAAAACAACCGCCCTCTGGCAGGTTCGCCTGCTCAAAGTAGCGTTGCATATATTGGTCATATTGAGCCTGATAGTAATTGCCCAATTCCTCGTTCATATCCCTGTTGAATACGATAATGCCGTTCAGCCTCTTGGAGAACTGCATCTCTTTGAGCAAAAGCATACCGGTCTTGTAAAGCAAGGGATAGCCAAGTTGTGCAACGTGAGCGCAGATAAGCGATTCAAAACTGCAAGCGACTTGGTACTGCACACTCAAACCGCCTGTGAATCCACCGCCCGATATATTGCCTTCAATCAACTGACCGCTCGTGGGTATCTCAATGGCCCTCTCCAACATATTCTCTGTCCAACGGTATCCACGTCCACAACCACCGCATCCGTAAGTCGCATACAAACTCGTTTGAAACGAGGCCACCGCAGTTGCGTTGTAAACCACCGCCAAATTCAACATTTGACCGTTGGATTGGTAGGTCTTGTTCACCACAAGCCTCGTCACCGAATTAGCCACCGAGGTGACATTGAAGGTGTCCAAAGTCACGCCCGTCCTCAAATCAACAACCCTCACAGGAACAACGCCCGAAGAGGGGAGCAAGAGGCTTAACGAAGAAATGGTCACGGAGATGTAGTCCACCTGCCGATACCTCATCCCTATACCCCTCCATACCGCAGAAGCAGCCAAAGGCTGAACGCTCTCGGCATAATACCCCAAATCGCCATTAAACGCAGAGGTCGTGTAATTCCAACGGCTTTGCATATAGGCCAAAGACTCTGCTTTGAGCATATTGGCCGCTTGGTCAATCTTACGCTGAATCAGCGTGTAAGCAGTTTTGTCCTCTTCGTTAACCCCTGAATCAAGGTCGGCAAGGCTAATGCCTGTCAAATCATTGATATAGAGGCCACTTATAGGCTCCAAGCCAGGCTCACACAAGCCACGGATTCCGATTACATTATTCCAACAACTCATAGGGCAAAGTTACTAAAAATCAATGGCGAAAGATACAAAAAGAAAAGGGGATGCTTTCGCACCCCCTCTTCTTACACTAAACCCAAACAAGGATTAGTTGCTTACTTTTCCGTTGAAGATGTAGTTCACTTGAGACAAGTCATCGGTTGCGAAGAACAAGTCGGCAGGGAGGTCAACATACTTGTAGGAAAGACCCAAAAAGAACTTCCAAGTGTTGCAATCCAACTGAGCGTAATAGTCAAACTCAAGCCCGGTCTCAGGGTCGGAAATCGTACCCTTTTTGATGGATTGGTCATCAATTACACGGATGCCAGAAGCACCACGGAAAGCATTGTAGCGGATCAACTGAACGCCACCTGGGGCGATCATTGCGAACTCACCCGCACCGATAACGCTATCGGCCTTTGGCTCAAAGAAGAAGTAAGACTGAGCGTCTGAGTTCATCATCGCCTGCAAGTCCACGTTTACGGTGGCACAGCAATGAGACTTCAACGCAGTCATATACTTGTGAGAGAGTTCACCACCGATGATAATGGGGCGATCCCAACCTTCAGCAAGCTGATACTGATAGGTTACATCGGACAAGAAGTCATCCAAGAAAACGCCTGAAGTGGTGTTTTTGGTTTTGGTGAGCAACTGTGTACGAGCAGCGTTTACTTGGCCTGTGCTTGAACCTGTGGGCTGAACAGGGAACTTACCGAAGTTGGCAGAAATGTAGCTCACGGCCTCGTTATTCATATAACGCTTGAGGGCTTGGAGGTGCATCGCCAACTGCCTTGCAACATAGTTCTCGTCATTCTCACAACGAGGAGACAAATCGTCAAGGCTGACCGACCACCTGCGTGAAGCACCTGTGGCAGGGTTAATGTTGTAAACGGTAGAAGTTTCACCATAGGTCGGCCCTGCGTTACAATTCAACTCCGCAGAGCTTGAAGTGTCGGTAGAGGTCATCCGAGGCTGATACACGACCTCAACCTGGCGGTAGTGGCCGTTCTTGGTGTCAATCTGGTTTTGGATGATACCAGATTCGTTCATCGGGGAAGTAATCGCCCGAAGAGTGTTAATGTGTCCGGGGAACATCGTTGGATCGGCATTGAAGTAACCGTCATCCAAACGACCTTGAATATCGGGACACGATACGAAAGATGAAAAAGCGTATGACATTTTTTTAGAATGAAAGAAAGTTTTGTCGGCTATTTCTTGCCAAGCCAGGCACTATGGGGTTTATTGTCCCCCCCCGACACATCATCGTGCGTTAATCTCTTCTCTATGTCTGGCGGCCCTTGGGTGCAAGAACCGTTCGCGAGTTCCTTCTTTTGTGCCAGAAGTCGTTGTCCGAACAGGCTCTCTCTCTTGCCTTCCTGCATCTCCTGCCTTTTTCAGCATTTGAGCCTTATCAGCCTCCGAGCGAACCAACTCTTCGGGTGTCAAATAACCGGTCCCCTTATCGTTCTTGATTTGGTTTCCGCTCTTATCCGTCACCACCAACTTACCATCCGACAATGCAAAGATATAACGTTCGTTGAGTTCTAAGTCAAACCCCTTTCTTGCGAATTGATTGACTGAATCACTCCACGAAAGGTTGCCCTTAATCTTCATCACCTCTTGGTTAATGATGTAATTATCAATGGCTTTCTGCGATTCAACTTCTTTCTGCTCCAACTTCTGCGTCAACTCCCCTGCCAAAGTTTCGTACTCGCCCTTCTGCTTTTTAAGCTCAGCAAGTTGCGATTTGTAGCTCTCATCGTCTTTGCCTGTGCTTTTGGCTTGGTCTTTCAAGTCCTCAATCTGCGTATTGATACGCTGTTGGGCAACCTCAAACAAGTCGGACAGTTTCTTGCCCTTTACATCTTCTTCGGTCAAGTTGAAGGCTCTTTTGAACTTAGTCTCAAGGCTTCCGAGGGTCTTGCCTGTTACACGATTGCGGATGTCCTCATCGTCAACGGCAACCTCACGAGAAACGTATTTCTTTGCAAGTTCTTCTTTGAACTCGTCAAGGGAGGTGAACTCCTTCTCTTGGTCAAATAGCCATTTGGCCATCTCTTTATGGTCTATGCTCATTTTCTACGGGTTTTGGTGGTTTGGTTGGTTTCTTCGGTTACTTGGTTGATTTCTTCCTCGGCATCTTGCTCGGACACAGGCTCTGCATCTGAAACTTCGGGGGTTTGCTCCATCATCATCTCAGAGCTTTGAGAAACAACCATTTCAGGTTCTTGAGCAATAATCATCCTCCTGCGCTTAGGAAGTTCTTGGATTGGCTCAAAGACTTGGCTTTGGGGATTCAAGTAGGCTTCATCCTCAATGCGGATGCCATACTTTTTAAGGAAAGCGGTGTCCCTTGCCGTTGTCTTACTCAGCATCACGACTTGTCCATTGGGCTTTATGCAACGAACTTTGATTTGGTTTGGATTTATGTCCATAGTAAATGAATGGGTTTATGGTGCAAATATAAACAAAAATGGGTATTACACTTGCGGTACAAGCCAATGTCTGCACCGATAGCCTCCTAAATAAATAAAAATCGTTGCCTCGTCCGTGCCTGGTATCTTCCCCTTCCAATCTCCCAACCTTCCCCACGAGCGTATCGTGCCCTCATCAAAGACCTTGCCATCCCTTGCAATGCAAAATGGCCTTGAATCGTTTATCAATCCCCCTGCATATTTGAACTTCTTAATGCCCAAAGCCTTACCCAAAGCATAGGTGAACGAGCGGTCAATCACCGCAAACATCGTGTCTGCCGTAAGAACAGCCATATTGAAAAGCCTTCCCTTTTTGTCAGTACCACCACCCACCATTATGTCCTGCAACCCTCCCTCCAAAAGCGACCGAGATGAACCCGAAGCAATGGAAGCAAAAATGAAGTTTCGTATATAAGCGTATAAATTCGTCTCAAGATTGGTCAAATCATCAAACATTGAAGCCATTTGCTCCTCATAGCCAACCTCCGAAGCCAAGCCTGGGTCAAACCCCAACTTCTTGTAATACTCTTTGGTCAGGTCAGCCTGAGCGTCAATCTTGTTCGCCAAGAACACCAACGCATCGTAATAACTGCTCCGAGATACCGCTCCCTTAAATTCGGTCATTAAAGCCTCTACACGAGCGTAATTGTCGGTGGAGGATACAAGGTTGCCCCCTTCGTCATAAGAGAGCCGAGAGAGCAGTAAAATCAGTAATACGAGCAATTCATCTTGCGACTTGTCCACCTTTTGGCCGAACTCTTCACCAATCGTATCCAAGCCTTCCTGCTTGGAGGCCGCTATCTCTTCTAAAGTCATAAAACGAGGTTAGTCGTTGTTTTCTTTTTCT